CCATCTACATCTATTAGACCAATTCTCATTTTCTCTCCTTGTACGCATCTCGCATTTTGCGTATTCTTTTTATCGCTTCTCTGACTTTCTTTTCATCCATTTTCCTATGCCCTTTCTCTAACAAACTGTCCACATCTTGCCTTTCCACCTTTGCAAGTGCCGCCATTTAACTGCTGCCATCTGCAAGCTTCGCAACCTTTATAGCTTTTCTTTGTCACTTTCTTTATTCTATCCATTCTCTTTTCTATCTCCTCCCGGAAAGAACTGCACGGCTCTTCTGACCATGTCTGATCCTCTGGCAAGTTTCTATTTCTTCTCCCTAACAAAATATACCCTCCCGCACCTCGCACACTTATACCTTCTGCCTGCATTAGTGACTCTCTTAAATCTCTCACAGCCACATCTGCACCTTTGGCGACTGCCGTCCTCATCTCTAAGGACAACAGTGCGGTTTGTCGTCATAAATATCATTTGCCTCTCACCTTCTTCTTTCTTTTTTTCTTCGTCCCTTTATAGATAAATGCTGCCATGCTTCCATTTTTCCTCAATTACGCTAACCCTAACCTTTCTTTTACATCTGCGAAGTTATTTTTCAAATTCTGCCGTCTTCTGCTTTCTCCTTTAACCTCAATCGGGAAACATCTTTCTAGGATTCTGTCATATATTCGGCTATAACCGATGTCTCCATTCTTTTTGATTTCTTCTGCTGATAGGTTTGTCGTGATGATAAACGGCAACCCGGAACGATATCTACTGTCGATTATGCTAAATACTGTTTCCTGCATATACTCTGACTTCCTTTCTGCTCCAAGATCATCTATTATCAGCAGGCTGTATCTGTTAAGACTGTCGATATACTCATTCTTATCATCAAATCGACCTTGTATCTCATTTGTCAGCCTTGCAAAGTTTGTCATAAGCACGCTATATCCTATATCGATTAATGCATTTGCTATGCAAGCCGCATAATATGTCTTTCCAGTGCCTACTGAGCCATATAGCAATAAACCTCTACCCTCCTCCTTAAAGTCTCTAAAATCAGCGGAATATCGCTTCATAGCGTTAGATATTTTAGGGTTCTTCCCGTCATCATTCGCAAATGTCCATTCAGCCATATTTGTTTCAGCAAAACATCTCCTGCGCATTCTTTCATTTTCTGCTTGTATTTCCGCCTGCTTGTACGCTTCCATCTCTTTCTGTTTACAATCGCAGATACAACGCACCGTTCTTTTTTCTCCTTCAAACTCTACAATCGTCTGAGTTTTTTTATGACAGACTGCGCAATGCAACAGCCCATCATCTCCTATGTATTCGTTTTCAGCTTTCGGAACATTTTGACTTATGCTGTCAATCATGTTATTCAATGCCGTTATCATGTTTATCACCTCATGCTTTTTCTCCTAAAACAAATCGTCAAGATCGTTCATATCATTTCTAAGCGTATTATTTGTCTTTACCACTCTGCCATTAGCAGCGCTTCCATCTCTTCTTGCCCAGTTTAAAATAGTCGCGTAATGGCTCTTATACTTTGCGCCCTTCGACTCGATATAGATAGATAATCGCTCAATACGATCTTCCCAATCTGGGAACTTATCTTTAAGCTTATCTAGTTCGGTATCAGTCAAAAGAACATTATTGTATTCCCCGTATTTATGTTTTGCAGTTTTTTTCTGCTTCTGCGGTTTGTCCGTAGGGTATATATCTATATCTTTATCTAAATCTATATCTTTATCTATATCTATATCTGTGTAAACAGACTGTATACGATTTGTTTCCATTTTGTTTCCATTCTGATTCCGCTTTGTTTCCGTTTTGGAAACTGGAATATATTTCTTCTCTTCATCCAGTGTATAAGACTTATTTTGCTTAATAAAAAGCGTGTTCTTTTCGTCAATATATACTGTGGGTGTGTACCGATCAGTTTGGATGCAGTTATGCATTTTCCAGTGCTTTATGACGATTACGCCATTTTCGAAAGTAAGGACAAACCGCTTTGCAATCAGCAGTTTTAGATCATCTTCACTACATCCTACCATGCGCATAATCTTCTTGGGATTCCCGATAAATCCATCGTCATCTGCTCTCATATTAAGATGAAAATATAGGCACTGCGTAGATAAAGGCATATCTAAGAACGCATCTGAATCAACGATTTTAATATTAAACATTCTCTTGTTCGCCATTTTCTACACACTCCTTTAGTTCCATACCTGCTTGAAACTCTCTGTATATTTTCATCCAGTCATCAAGTTCCATTGTGACCAGTATGCTGTGATTATTCTTTTTACTAAATACTGCTGGCAGTAATCCTGCTCCTCCAGCCTTTGCATCTCGCTTTGCCTGATCCATCCAGTCGTAAAGCTGCATCCGTTCCTGGTGCTTTGCTTCGACATGGATTCCGGGAAGTCCCACGACATCCGATGCATCGCCGGTATTCCCGCAATATTGCGCTGTTCTACGCGCTTCTGTATAGCCATAGTCTCTAAATAAACCGGCAAGCTGCCTTTCAAAGCGGGCGCCCTTTTGCTTACTGTTTACAGCCATTCCTTCCCCTTTCTCTCCTGCCGGACAGACGTAATCGACAGGAGATGAAACAAATTTTCAAGTTACATGTGATATATTCCTTACTCCTAAGAGACATAAGGCTATAAGTAATTCTTGCGAAATTCCTGCCGGAACTCCTCTCTTGTGCCGTAATGCTCCTCATAGTAGCGTTGGCACTGCTGTTTTAAATAAATATCAAGTTTTCCATTCGGATTCTGATGCACACTAAATCTTCCGTTTTGGTGCAAATCTCGGCGAAGCGGTGCAATAAAGCGATATTCCTCGCTCAGCATCCTCTCGTTATGTGTATGGTGGAAGATGTGGTGTCGTTCCACATCACAACTTCCAGTAAACATGCAATGATTCATGTCATCAGTAAAAATGCTTTCCAGTCTTTTGGTCAATATTGACACCATACCTCTCTTTCAAAATTCGCTTTTCATCCGGCGATACAATCTCACAATCCGGCATGCCCGCTTCCTTGCAACGGTCAATCAGTCCATCAATCAGACGTGCCATCTCCTCGGTGTTATATGTACTGGACCCGCGCATTAAAAGGTAGGTCCGATACATTACGCCGTCTTTTCCTTCTTTTACTTCTGTTGTGGGTTTCAGATGGTATTCCATTGCATCCCGCACCTTACGATCAGTTTCGTCCGTATCCGGGAGCGGTGTCCTGACTGCTTGTCCGTCTATGATGACCGGATAACCGTATTCACATAACAGCTTGTTATGTAGTTCCGGATTAGACATCTTCATGATTCTTGCCAGCTTTGCGATCAGAGTCCAATAATATCCATTCGCATCAAGGCTCCTCTTCTTGCGATATGGCTTGATTTCAAGGCTTAATTTGTCATAGCCTTTCAATTCCTCATAGGCTTGCGAAAAGTCCTCGTTTGAGGCGAATACAAGCATTGGGCGCAGTGTATCGTAATCAATAATCGGCTTTTTTAATATTCCGGTGAGTTTCATTATTCCTCACCCATCTTACGCATAAGCGCCATGAATTGTCTTACGGTCAAGTCTTGCAGAGCAGTGACTTTATAATAACGGCACACGTTTTCTACGGTCTGGCCGTGTTTCGGAATACAGGATTCCAATGTCTTTACTTGCGCTGCTGTGATCTGAGTTGACTCGCTTTGTTGCTTTATGGCATTCAACACTTCCTCTGCACTCGCAACACTTGTATCAATTCCAATTCCGCACATTCCAAGCGCTCTTCCAACCGCTGAAGTCTCGCAGTTTTCTATGTAAGACGTCTTGTTTATAAAGCTTGAATCCTCTTTTTCGTAGGCATGTCCAACACCTAGAATGGAGTCAAATTCATCCCTTACTTCTGCCGACATCACACACATACCATCTTGCAAAGACTCTATCTTAGTAGTAATAGATCCGTTCGGAAACAACATGCGGAAAACCTTGATTCTTTGGTTCACTTCTGCATACTGCTTGCCTTTTACGTCAATCGTGCTAATTTCTTTATTTGCGATCTGCAATGCTTCAAATGTCATAACTTCACCTCTCCTATGCAAATTCTCTGTAATTTTCCTTCAAACACGTTTCGCAGACACATCCGTCTACCGTGTAAATAGCATCGCCCTCCCAAAAGGGCTGACCACAGATGGTGCAATACCCTTTTGCTTCCGGTTCATCCGGCGGTGTAGTCTTTCTGTCGTCGTAATTAGGGATAGGCTCAATCATGCAGCTCACCAACCCTTTCGATTCCTAATATTGCCAAAACTGTTCTATCAGTCGACGATATATACTCATCATTAATAGTTTCATAAAATCTCGCCACCGCTCGAATCAGCTCTACTGCCATCTCTGCCGGTATATCATCATTAAATTCCCATTTTTTCATCTTGATTTTCCTCCTATTTTCGTTTATCCTGTAATTGGATTATTTAATAAGGGCGCTTATCGGTTTACATACCGTGCGCTCTTTTTTATTGGTCGTGAGATGTCAATCAGCTGCAAATCTTCCAACCCTCTTTTTGGTCTAAACGGAATGACATTTGCAAGTGTTTCTCTCTTCTCATACTGCTCTACTTCTCCTTCTTTGTTTAATAATTTCCCAAAAATCATGCTTGTCCACCTCCTTTCTACCGCCTAAGCGGTTTTCTCTTCTGTAATCTTTTCAAGTGTGTAGTCAATTTCTACATGTTCCTGCTCCTCTATTAAGGAGATCAATACCGCTATGATTTTTTCCATATCCGGCTTCATTTCTCATCACCTCTCTTAAAGATATGCTCCGCTGTTTGTCCTTGTTTCGCGTTCTTATGTATCTTTATTGCCATTTATCTGTGTATCTCCTATACTGTAATTACCGAGTACCAGTCGGAATAATTACGAAAGGAGAATTATCGTGTCGAAACAAATAAGTAAAAATAAAATTGAATTTATAGCACAAGCAGCAGCCGACCGCGGAGTTGTTGAATTTGAAAAAGAATTCAGCAAAAATCTTGCAAAGTATTTTGATTATTCTAAAGGTTACGCTGAAAGTCTCGCTATCAAAGACTCCTTGCATCTCATGTTAAAATCATCAATATCTACTGCTTTATATGGAATAATTGAAGAATTAGACGTTTCAAAATAATTTTCCTATTCTTCTTCCATCATCCAATCGCTTTTGCATAAGTCTCAATTTTTCTTTGTATTCCGAAATGTTCTCCAAGCTGTTATTAATGGCTTGGAGTTCAATTCTTATAAGCATTAACTCTTCATAAATCTTTCTAAGCATGTATTATTCCTCCTCATGTTCTATCCTCTGCATTACGCCACTTCCTGCTCGATCACCGGATAAATATTGTTCTTCTTAAGTTCTTCATATAAGAAGAGCCGACCTTTCTGCGTCCACTGTGTCTGCATTGTCACATCAGGATTTCCATTGCTTCTCGTAATATCGATTGTCTTGCTATGCACATACCCACAATTCTGATATTTTGAATAAAGCACCCACTGTTTATTGACCTTATACTGGATTTTTAAGCTGTTTAGAATCTGATTAAACCGTATTGCAGACATTCCATAGTCTTTTGCAATCTGCGTTGTTGCCACCAGTGACTTTGATTCTAGAATATGGTCAACATAATTTGCTTTCGGTGTCATTTCCTCGATCAGCTTCTGCTGCTCTACAACTTGTCCTCCGAGGAACTTACATCTGTCTTTTAAACTGTCAATGGTTTTTCCTGCCATCTTTAAGGCTCTTGCCATTACCTGCTCCGGGGTGTTCCATGCCTTTTCGAGATCAAGGAAATACTGGCGAATTTGTTTCCCCTCTGGTGATCTTTGAATCATGCAGATCTGCTTCGCCATGTCAACAGAAAGATTGTATTCCGTTGATGGACGCCCTCCTGTACTTTTAGACATTTTTGTCCAAAAGTCTTTCGACTCTTCAAAACCGTAATCACACATGCGATCAATCCATTTCTTAAACGGTGTTTCAATGTTTAGCTTTTCATGTAAATCTTTTGCCGACACTGTCGGATGTTCTGAGTCATAATTTACTTTAATTAGTTCGTTCATTTGATCTCCTTCCTATTTTCAATTTTTCGTTTTTCGCATTTTATGCGACAAATTGGCTAAAAAAAATGTTATTCACTTCGCTCCTGTTCAGATTTAACTCTTTAGAAATAACATCAGCCTCACCTATCGTAAATGTTTGACCATCCGCCGATAACTTTCTGTAAAATGTAGATCTGTCAATTCCGATCTTTTTTGACATGCTTTCAGCATTTATGCCGTTCTCGACCATTTTCGCTCTGAGTTTGTTCACATTTACCACTCCATCATCTCCTTTCTTTGTCGCATTTCGTGCGACTAATCGTATATTACAATGCATTGTCTCGAAAGTCAATACTTTTTTCGCATTTTACGCGATTTTTTTTGTTTTTCCAAATAAAATTAGTTGCATATTTGCGAATACTGTATTATAATACATGTATAAGGCGGTGAACAAAATGACGATAGGACAAAGAATTAAAAACAGAAGGCTCTACTTAGGTTTAAGTGTTGATGAAGTTGCTCTAAAACTCGGAAAAAATCGCGCAACAATATATAGGTATGAAAAAGATGATATCAAGGATCTGCCAATTACAGTGCTCGAACCGTTAGCCAAGGTGCTAGAAACGACTCCTGCTGATTTGATGGGATGGGATGGTTCTAGTGATAAATGCCTCGAAAACATATTTACAAATAGCAACCTAGAAAACATAATCGATAACATTGGAGCATTATCTCCGAAAGAAAAGAATCATTTTAAAAAATATTTGCAGTTGATTGAGATAAATAGAAGAAAAGCTGATAATTACATCGAACAACTACTATCCATACAACAAATGGATGATGATTTATCTGTGATGGCAGCTCACGAGCGTACTGATATTAAAGTAACCGATGAAATGAGAAAACATGATAAAGACATCATGATGGATGACTCTGAATGGGAGTAACACAATGACGATTTACGAAGAACTTTTGGAAGAGGCAAGTAATAACGGACTTGTTGTCCGTGAAAAATCTCTATCCAGTAGCGATGGCTTGATATATAAAAATAGAATTGCAATATCCGATAGATTAGAAACATCAGCAGAAAAGGCTTGTGTTTTGGCAGAAGAAATTGGACATTACCATACTGCTGTCGGTGATATAGTTAATCTGCAAAATATTGAAAATTTAAAGCAGGAGCAAAAAGGACGATTACATGGGTACAACCGGATGATCGGATTGCGTGGCATCATAGATGCTTTTAATGCCGGATGCCAAAGCAGGCATGAAATAGCAGATTTTCTCGAAGTGACAGAGGAATTCTTGCAGGAGGCTATTAATTGCTACCGAGACAAATATGGTATATGTACTACTATTGACAACTATGTTATCTACTTTATCCCGAACTTGGCTGTTGGGGAACATATCGATATATAACTCTTAGGAGATTATGTATAAATGTGGCGTTACAAAAGAAACATTTGCAGGGGAAAGAGAGAGGAAAAATGGGACTATCAGACATATTTAAAATTAACAAATTCAAGGAATCTATCTCACAATTACAGCAGGAGAATCAAGATCTCCAAAAAAACATACAAGAGCTTAGAACTGCCGCTGATAATATGCGTTCAAAATTAAAGGAATTAAATGGGTTTAGCTATTACGATGTAAAACAAATGACCGAAAAGTTAGAATTCGAATGCAAAGAAAAACAATCTATTATCGATCAACAACTTGTAAAAATGGCTGAACTCGAAAATCAAAAAACTAGGATAGAAAGAAATATTAAAACGCAGACAAACAAACTCAGTCGCTCCAAAGAATTGGTGAAATCTGTAAATTATTCTTTAGAACAATTCTTTAACTACAACCCAGATCAAGAAGACATAAAATTACAAGATTTTGAAATTTCTGAATTAGATGAAATTAGTCCTTCTGTAATCCTTAAGTTGCATTGTATGGATATGAAGGATTTGCGCAAAGCATATCGTCAGAATGATAAACAGATTGACTCTATTTTAGAGAAATATTCCGCTCGGTATACAACTAAAGCAAATCAAGCTATTTATAAGCTTATGGTCATTGCTCTACGCGCTGAATTACAAAACATTCTCTACAATTTAAAATATGAAAAACTAGAAAAATCTATTGCTGATGTGAAATCAGTTACGCAAAAATATCTAAAAATTGCTGGCGATGGGAACCAGAGTATAGCTGGAACTCTTACAAAATTTATAGGTGAAATAGAGTATCTTTTTATCAATGCTGTTAAAATTGAATATAATTACTATGTCAAAAAAGAACAAGCTCGGCAAGAACAATTAGCCTTAAGAGAACAAATGCGACAAGAAGCAGAAGAACGCAAAGCGCTTGAAGCAGAGCGTAAAAAAGTAGAAAAAGAAGAATCCAAATATCAACTTGAAATAGATAAACTAAAAGATCAGATTTCTAATGCAAAAACAGAAGAGTTAGAAAAATTGAATGCTCGTATCTTAGAACTACAAAATCAACTTGCCGAAGTTGCTGTGAAAAAGGAAGAAATATCAACTCTCGCAAATGGAAAAGCTGGAAATGTATACGTAATCAGTAATCTTGGATCATTTGGTGAAAATATATTTAAGATTGGTATGACAAGAAGATTAAATCCGCAAGACAGAGTAAATGAACTTGGTGATGCTTCAGTACCATTTAAATTTGACGTGCACAGCTTCATTTTCTCTAATGATGCTGTTGGACTCGAGAGTAAATTACATTCTATTCTCAATGAGAAAAGAGTAAATAAAGTAAATATGCGAAAAGAGTTTTTCTATACATCTATTGATGAATTAGAAGAATTAGTAACTAATATCGAGCCGACTGCTGAATTCAACAAAACCATGTTGGCTGAAGAATTTAGACAATCTCAATCGGCAGAGTCTCCATATACATCTGATTATGTGATGGAGGATGATGACGAAGAATAAATATAAAAACCGCTCCTGCGCCAACAGGAACGGCTTAATATACACCCGAAGATGTACGAAATGATTGCAAATATATTGTATCATCTTCGAAACAGCCTTGCAATCGAAACATATATTCGATGGCTGTTATTTTTATACTTATTTTTAATATAATTAACGAAGGAGTGATATAAAATGCCTGAAAAAATTTTGAGATGTGCTATCTATATCCGTGTATCTACCTTCGAGCAAAGTGTACATGGAAAATCCCTACAAGCGCAAAAAGAATATTTAGAACACTATGCCAAAGAACATAACATGTCTGTCGTTGGAGTGTATGCAGACGAGGGAAAAACCGCACGAAAGGAACTTAAGAAACGAAAAGCTATCCATGCTCTGATAGAGGATGTAAAGCAAGAGAAAATTGATGTGATTCTCTTCTGGAGACTCGACCGTTGGTTTCGTAGTTTAGCAGACTTCTATAAAGTGCAGGACGTTCTTGACGAATATGATGTGCGGTGGATCTCTGCATCTGAACCCGGAATCAACATGGAGACGCGTGATGGCAGGCTGCAATTAAATGTCGTGCTATCGTTTGGACAAAATGAAGTTGACACAACCTCCGAACGTATTAAATTTGTAAACGAAGCGTCTATCAAGAATGGACGTCTGATTTTCGGCGAAGCAAATATGCCATTCGGCTACAAATCTGGTGTAGTTGATGGAAAAAAATGCATGATTAAAGATCCTGAAACGGAACGCATGGTAATAGACTTCTTTCGGCATTATAAAAAACATCAGGGAAAACAAGATGCGCTGAAATACATGCAGCGCACTTATGGAATCTATTTTTCTTATGGTATGCTTAAAACTATGCTTTCTAGCGAATTTTATAAGGGTACATATCGAGGATATCCCTACTGTCCTGCGTATCTTACAGAAAAAGAATGGAATGAAATCCAAGAAATCTCCGTCCGTAATGTAAAGCGGGCACCATCAGGTCGAGTATATCTATTTACAAGTCTAATGCGCTGCCCTTCGTGCGGTCAGAAATTGGTCGGAACCGGATGCTCATCAATTTCAAACCGCAAAACCGGTAAAAAGCGTACCTACTGCTATTACCGCTGCAACAAAGCTTTAGCCGACCATCTTTGTCCGAACAGACACCGCATAAGTCAGAACCTTATCGAACAATATTTGCTCGAGAACTTATCTAGTGAATATGAAAAATATAAAATAAGAAGCAATAAAATTAATGAGGAGAAAAAGAAAGTTCGCAAAGCAAAAAATCCTGCACAGCTGAGTAAGGAGATGG